GTAACCTTCGCCACTAACGACACAGGCACAGAAACCTACATCGCATCGGGGTCTAGGGTAGAGTGGTTTAATGATTTTAGCTTGGTTAAAAATGTGGCGGACGATGGCCCTTATGCTTTACCCGCTCGTATTACAGATGTGGGAGCATCGGTAGATGGTTCAGTTGTTACCTTTAATGAAACAGCCCACGGATTCGAGGTGGGTGATGAATTAATCATCGCCAATACCACAAGCACATACGCAGAGAGAATTGGGGATCGCGTGAAGGTGACTGAAGTACCCAATGCAGATAGTTTTAAATTTATCATGCGGGGCGTGGATAGTGCCAGCACATCGATCAGCTTAACCACCAAACAACCCATCAGCTTCCTCCGCTACATGCCAGCCGCACCATTTGCTGTGGAGAACCAGCGTAGGTTATGGATGCCTTACTTTTACGAAGAAGACTTTGGGACTACACCTGTAAGCTGGAAAGCCCGTGCCGGGAAGGATCAAATTATCGCCAGCGATACTTTAGACAGCGATAGCTACGATGTGATCGGTAACCAATTTAAAGTCACAGGAGGGTCCAACGATTTTATTGTTGGTATACAGCCATTCACCGAAGATAGGCTCCTCATTATGTGCCGCCGATCCATCCACCAATTAGTTGGAGCAAGTGGTAGCTTGGCAGATGTGCGTATTAATGTGGTTACCCCCAACCTTGGGTGTGCCGCTCGCAGAACAGTAGTACAGGTAGGTAATCAAGTATTATTCCTGTCGGACAAAGGCGTGTACAGCGTGAGCTTCCTAGACGAATATAACCTTCGTGGAGATAAAGTACCCCTTAGTGAGCCAATCCAACCATACATCGATCAAATCAACCAAAGGTTTATCGACCGAGCCGTAGCCACTTACTTTGACAACCGCTATTGGTTGGCTGTCCCTACAGGAGCGGAAAGCGAAAATAATTTATTATTCGTTTATAATTTCATCAACGAAGGGTGGGAGAGTATCGACCGAGTAGATAGTTTGGCATTTAATATTCGTGACATGGTAGTCGCCCGTGAAGGCCAAGAGAACCGACTCTATGTAACCACCAGCGAAGGCGGGGTCCACAAGATCGATGGATTCGATGGAGGCGATCAAATATCAGTAAGTGCTGGTGTAAATGTGCCGGAAACAATTCCTGTTCAAAGTAAGCTAATCACACGCCAATACGACTGCGACACCATAGACCGCAAAGTATTTAGCCGATCCGAGATACACATGAAGAGCCAGGTCGATAGCATTTCAGACGCAAGAATTACTTACGAAACCACCGACCCCGACCGATCCCAATCCGCCCAAGTGGTAAGCGATTTATTAGGCTCGCAGATTCCTTTTAATGAAGACGCAAGCATACGATCCCGCATCCGTTTACGGGGCTATGGATGCTCCGCAGTCATTCAGCCAACCGAAGGCCGCCCTTATGTTCGTGCCGTTAAAGTAGAGGGTCGAATAACCGACCGATCAACAACTTCAACCTCATAAAATTATGCCAGTTCTACAAGTACAAGACGAATTTCAAAGCGGGGACAATGTCACCGCATCTACCTTAAACGATTTAGTAAATGACGCATCTTTCGTGAGTGGTGCAGTAGATAACTCTACACTCCAAGTAGCTAGTGCTGGACACTTAAAGGTAAAAGATAACGGCATACTATCGAACCACTTAAAAAGTGATGCCACTAACGATGCAGTCCGAGCGGTCACCACTAACCACATTCGTGACGATGCGGTGACTAACGCCAAGATAGCGGACCTTGCGGTAGATACTGATCAAATCGCCGCCGATGCGGTGACCTACGCCAAAATACAGAATGTATCGGAAACAGATCGTGTGCTTGGTCGGAAAAGTACGGGTGCTGGAAATATAGAGGAAATTAGCCCATCGGATCTACTCACGATGATTAATGTGGAAGCTGGCGCCACCGCAGATCAAACTGATGCGGAGATAAAGACAGCTTACGAAAATAATGCTGACACGAATGCATTTACTGATGCAGAGAAAAATAAATTAAGCGGGATTGAGACAGGAGCAACTGCTGACCAAACTGATGCGGAGATAAAAACTGCTTACGAAAATAATGCTGACACGAATGCCTTCACCGATGCAGAGAAAAATAAACTAAGCGGGATTGAGACAGGAGCTACCGCAGATCAAACCGCATCAGAGATAAAGACTGCTTACGAATCTAATACCAACACCAATGCATTTACTGATGCAGAGAAAAATAAACTTACAGGCATTGCGGCGGGTGCAGAGGTAAATGTCCAAAGCGATTGGACCGCAACCACAGGTGATGCGTTTATTAAAAATAAGCCCACGATTCCAACTAATAATAATCAGCTAACTAATGGCGCTGGCTACACAACTAACACAGGTACAGTAACATCAATAGCAACAGGCACGGGACTATCAGGTGGTCCTATTACAAGTTCAGGTACGATAGCATTGGGAAACACAACAGTAATTGCTGGAACCTACACTAACACTAATCTAACAGTAGATGCACAGGGGCGGATTACAGCGGCAAGTAGTGGTACGGTAGATTTAACTCCTGAGATTCACTCTTATCACACAGCACCTATACTTTACAATGTTACTGATAAAATATCAGTTAATGATTTTAGCGAAGGTATAGATACTACTTCATCAAATGCTACTAAGATCGACCAAGCAGTAGGTGATGGTGGTACATTTAAAATGTTCAAGATACCCGCAAGCGGTACTTGTATTTTAGAGATAGATGCAGCTTTGCAAGACACCGATGAGGGTTCGGAAGATAGTTTCCGGTTAGAGCTAATTAGCTGTTCAAGCGAAACGGGTGTAACTAAGACGAGTAATGGTACTGTTAGTATGACCACTCTAGTAGTTGGTGCTGAGACAGGAAGAAATAGTACAGCGGGTACAAGAGGTTCCTCCCGTGTCAAGTATCAGAAAGTCATGACAAACGGTACATTTTTCTACCTGAAAGTAATCAGAAATTCCGCAGCCACCTCATGCAACCTTACCGCAACGGTCAAGGTTACAACTTACTAGGTAATAAACTAGATGATCGACTCCATCTCCAGCTTTCTTAACACCGCCATCGCATAATGGGCCAGCTAAAGACAGAACTAATCAACAAGCTCAAGGACTTTCCGCCCTTCGAGCAGATAGCGGCATTGTACGAGGATAAGACCTTGTTTATCCGCGAGCTTAATAACTACCTGGTGGGCGGTTTAGTGTTCTCCACGCCATCCATGTTTATGATGCTGAAGCCAATCGATTCTAGCATCGATCCAAGCGGACAATGGTATGCACAAAAGCCCGATGCTTGGTATGTGCGCTGGGCGGCTGGGCGAGGATATTTAAAATCCATGATGGATATAGTGGAACCCTTACCGAAGGTTATGTTCCGCAGAGTCACCGAGAACGGGGAGACTGAATTAAGAACTTATAATTGGGAAACAATGTATAGAAAAGTGAGTAAGTAATGGGAGGAATAGCAAACAGTTACACACCGCAAGCATCAGGGTATAGTCCTATGCAAATGTATGGAGGTCAGCAGTCAAGATACGGCACACCTCGAAGCACCTATCGCGCACCCGCTACTTACCGCAATACACCAGCACCATCGTATGGTGGTGGACAGATGGGTAAAGGTGGAGTATCTCCAGCACCTCAACCATATAACTCATATGGCGAATATGGTGGCGGTGGAGTTGCCTATGCATCTCCCAGCTTCGCACCAAGAAGTTATGCATCCCCAATGGATATGCCATCAGTTGCGGACACTCCTGAGAATCGTGTAGCTGGCCAGCAATTTAATGGTCAGTTAAGCCAAAGGTTTTCATCGAAAGGTGGTGTCTCTCCTATGCCTCAAAGCAATTTAGGTGGCGGTATGTCCGCTGCAGTTATGCCTAAAAACAATACAGGAGGAGGTTTTAGTTCGCTTGCAGTTATGCCTAAAAACAATACAGGTGATTCGCTTACAGTTATGCCTAAAAACAATTTAGGTGATTCGCTTACAGTTATGCCTAAAAACAAAACACAGGTTCCATCGTTCGATCCCGACAATCCACAGGAAGATGCGATCAAAGACCCCAAGCTAAAGAAGGCGGCAAAGCAGTTGAACAAGCAAGCACCTCCAGGTGAACGCCTAGCATTTATTAACCCGCAAGAGGAAGCTGTGCTTAAAGCATTGGGCGGGTCCGGCATGACAGCCGCTGGTGGTATTCCTAGCTACAAAAAAGGGGATGTAGAAGCTGGGCCGCCTAGAGACTATGGTGCAGAAACAAGAGACACTTTAGAAGCGCAAGTCGAGTTAGCGCCACAACTCTACGAAAGCGAAGCACAGTATCGTCCGCAGTATGCCGATCTTGAACGGGGTATTATGATGAATCAGTTAGGACTAAGTCCTGACACTAATCTACTCGATGCCTTTCGCCAAATCAGCGGTGCGCAAAAAGATATTCAGCGGGATAGCACTATGGCAGACATTGATATGATCGGTGGGCTGGGTCAGCAGTTTGCCGAAGCGGTACGATCTGCCGATCCACGGGCCGAAGGCTTACGCCAATCAATCATGGGTCAAGCCGAGCAAGGTTTAAAAGATGGTGATGCGCAATTCAAAGGAATAGCTGAAGCACAACAAGAACGCCTTTACGAAAACAAAAATGCATACGACCCATTAGTTAATCGTGCAAAAGTAGGGCTAGAGAGAGGTGCGCAGTATGATCGATTGATTGACGAAGCCGCTCAGGCTAGGGAAAGTAACCCATACGACTCTTTGGTAAGTGATGCACAGGCGAGAAGAGGGGAAGACCCCTATGCTCGTTTGCGCGATAAATCATCTGCTCGCCTCGATGCTGATCCCTACTCAGAGGTAACTGCCAACGCCCAATCCTCTTTAGGACAAGACCCATTTGGCAACATCGAGCAGATGGCATCCGAAAGATTGCAGACCAACCCCTATGACGAACTACAGGTTAATGCACGTAGTCGCATGGACAGCAATCCATACGGAGAGATTGTTAATCAAGCCCGTGAAGATTATTTAAGTGGTGAAGGGTTATCTGCCCTAGAGTCCCGTGACCTAGACCAACGAGTATTAGAAGGAGCCGCATCCCGTGGGATGGAGGATAGCTCTAGCACACTAGCGGATCAAATCGGACAAAAGCTATCCGCAGACCGAGGCATCCGTAACCAGCGAAGAGACGCATTGTCGCAAGCTCTAGGAATGAGTGAAGGGTATGATCGCAGATCGCTAGGTGATTACACCAACCTTGTCGGCCAAGGCGATGAATATCGCCGAGCCGGAATGCAAGATTACACAGGAGTCAAGACACTCCAGGACGACTATCAAAGAGGTAAACTTAGCGACTACACAAACCTTGTCGGGCAAGGCGATCAATACCAACGAGGTGGAATGCAAGACTTTGCGACCGCTGAAGGATTAAGCCAAGACTATGACCGCACAGCAACTAGCGACTATGCTCAAGCTCTAGGTCAGCAAGAAGGTTATAGCGATAGAGGTTTAAACAGATTCACATCTGCCCTTGGACAGCGTGAAGACTTTGGCCGCAGAATGGAGCAAGACTACGCTGGTGCGTTGTCAGGCAGAATAGGCTTGGAAGCCGCTCTTATGGGCGACTATGAGCGAGCAATCGCTAACCAACAATCCGCTCGCCAACAAGGACTGCAAAACGCATCTGCCGCCTACGCTATGGGCAACTTCGATCCACTCATGGCACTCACAGGTAGATCGGGAACCGCGCCAATGATGGCCCAACAAGGATTTGGTTCAAGCGGGTTCGCATTAGATTCATCACCCGCAATATTCAATCCCGAAAGTTCTTATGCTGGCTCGCTTGCCGCAAGTAATCAGCAGAACATCATGGATGCGAGAACCGCAACTGCGGCCAACCGGGCTGGTATGTTCAGCGGGTTAATGGGCGGACTAGGTTCGCTTGGTGGAGGGTTATTCCACGGAAGATTTGGAGGATAAACATTATGGCAAGAACACCATTTTACGGACGCAACGACACCAAGATCGCAAAGATGGATATGCAAGCCGCGACCGCACCAGGTCGCGCATACCGCGATGCATTTGAAAACCTGGGGAAAGTAGCTGGAGATGCTTTTAAAACCTACGGGGAAAACAAAAAGAAAGGCGAAGCAGCCGATATGCAGATCGGAGCAATCCTTCAGGGTATGAGTGATAAAAGGAAGGCTGAAATTACTTCAGGCGAGAACCCACTTGGTAAATCGCTGGAAAAGTTTATTCAGGGAGAACTTCCTCATTCTAAAAAAGAAGCATTGCTTGGTTCCCTTGTTACTCTAGATGCCCGTGACCGCATGGATCGTCAGGAGGAGTTGAGCCGTCAAACGGCTCAACTTAATCAAACACTTGCATCTTTAGGTATCTCTGAAAAATCCAAAAGTATAGCAGACCAAGCAAGTAAAAGTGATTTTATTCGAGGCTTATTTAAACCCGATGAACAGGGGGTAGCTCCTATAAAAAAGTTTTTTCCCTCTATGCCTAATATAGCTGGAGCAAGTGTAAATCCTGAGGCGGCACTTAATCTAATGCAGTCTTTTCAAAAGCGTATAGATGAATCAGGTAAGGTTGCTGGTAGAACTACTATAGTCGATCCAGCTACAGGAAAAAGTCAGGTGGTTAATCTGAACAGTAAAGGGCAACCAACATCAGTAGTTGGAGAAGCCCCAAGTCAGCCAAGGCGGTACCGCACCCCTGAAGAAGAGGAGCAAATTAATACTACCGCTGCAAGAAATGATAGAGGATTAAAATTTGCTGATTCTGTATTTGAACAAGCACAGTCCAGTCTCGCTACAAAGGAGACAGCAAAGGACGCACTAGGTCGTTTAGATAATATCGAGACGGGTGGATTAACAGAGGCAAAGATCAGTTTTCTTAAATTAGCTAATTCAATAGGAGTGCCTCTGAGTGAAGGCGCTCTTAGGGAGATTGGGGATACTGAGGCATTTATGTCTGCCACAGGTAACTTCCTGTTTGATTCTATTCAAAAGACTAAGGGTTCAATCTCTGATAGTGAGATGAAAATCTTCCGCAGTATAAACCCCGGCATTGTTCAGACTAAGGAAGGTAACCGCATCATGCTTAATTACTTTATTGCTAAAGCAGATCGTGACCAAAAGTTGGCAGACTATGTAGAGGAGCTTGAAATTGATGATGTATCTCCAACCGAAATTCAGCGTAAAGCTAGAGCATGGCTGAAGGAACCTGAGAATGATTTAACCAACAGATTGGAAGGGCTGAAAGATAGCGATGGAAGTAAGTCTACCAAGAATAACGAGTTAATTAATGCTACTCCTAGTGGTACGAAGACTCTTAGCCCTGACTTGGTTCAACTTAAAAACGAAGTGCTCGAAAAAGCAAAAGCCGGACAACCTTTGACCCCTGATGAGCAACGAGTGCTGAACCTCCTTCAGAAGCAATCCACTCGCAAGTAATGGCTAAAGACTACAGTGCTTTGATTGAAGCTTTGGAATCGGGTGCAATGGCTTCCGATGAAATAGACTCCTTGTTGGAACAAAATCCACAAATATCGAGGGCAGAAGAACCTGATTACTCAGACCTAATCAACCAGCTTGAGAAGGATGTGGCAACAAGCCCGATGAGTTTTGAAGAGTATAAAGCTGCTCAAACTCAGAACGATAAGCGATCACTCATTGAAAAGACATATGCCTTTGGTGAGAGTGCGTTGATGGGGGGCAGTGCCTTAATTGAAGAAGGCAAGAATGCGATCAAGGAAGTATATAGAGGCAATGTTGGATGGGACGAATTAAAAGGCGTATTCGATGTGGGTAGTGAGGATATTAAGCAATTCTACTCAACAGTTGCTGGAGCAGCCTCCGATATGATTTTTGCCAATGATGACGAGGCAATGCTTAACGAGTATAATCGTTACAAAGACAATTTTGAATACTACCAAAACGCTCGACCTAAACTTGTAGAGGAATATACAACCGATGCACCATCCTTTGTTTCATTCGGAGCTAACTTTGTAGACCCTACAATCCTTGTCCCTTTTATTGGCCCAGCAGCTAGATTAGGTTCTATTACCCTAAAATCTGCCAAGCTGGGCAAGATGGCTAAAATGATGGATGCGGTGGAAAAGGCGACCTCCTTGCCAGCCAAAGGGCTGGCAAAAGGAGGGCGTTATATCGTAAAAGAGGTTGCAAAAAAAGGTGCTAAAGTTGCTGGTGGAATAAGTAGCCTTGGTAAAAAAGCGGAAGGTTTAAAGAGTGCTATCACCGGGGCTGGAGTAGGGGGCTATGTAGCTTCTACAGTAAACCCATTCCTTGGTGCTGGTCTTGGTACATTCACGGCATTCGCTCCAAAGCTGGCTAAGCATACAGGCAAGGGTATGGAATCTATTCTCTCTGCTCTTGGTACTGAAGCTGGTCAGAAAAGGTTCTTGCAAAGGCTTGCTGTAACTGCCGATACAAAGGCTGGTAGGCAAGCTGCACTCCTAGCACACAAGGCTGGTGGTACTAGACTTGGGGACATGATGTTTAATGGAATCGTTAATGGCACAAGTGTAGCCACATTGAATGCTGCTTTAGCTTATGCTGCTGGAGGGGGTCCTGAGGAATCAGGGCAAGCATTTGGTCAGGGTGCAGTATCGGGTGCTATGGGTGTAATGAATCAGCCCGGTATGAAGGCTGGTAAAACACAGGCTGCTAGAGATGCCAGCAGCATTCGTTTCCTAGAATCGAAGCTAGTCGATAACCAGCTACAAGCATTTAGAAAACTTAGCCCTGAAGCAAAGCTTGCCTTCTCTACTCTTGAAGAAGCTGGGGTTCCGTCCCCAAGCTTGGTCTTTCTGAGTGGTGAGAATTACCTAAACCTTCTGCGGTCAAAATACCCTGACATTAAGAAGGTACCCAATGCTGAGCATGATCCGATTGAGAATAGAATTTATATCAATGAAGACGGGGATATGTCGAAGGGTAGCAAGGAAGCCCTTGCAATTGTTACCGAAGAATTGGGTCACCACTTTATTACTCAAGGGATCAAAAATGATCCCTTGTTTGCACATCGAATCCTAGAGGGTTATCGAGCAAAGAAGGGTGAGGATGGTTACCCTTTTGTTTTCCTTCGTGACTCATTTGGTAAGCCAATTGAAACCATAATGCTTAATGAGAAAGCCAAGAAGTTTGCCACAGCTTATGACGCATTGTTCGGTGAAGATGCACAGAACCTTGGAATTAATGACAGTGCGGATCGTTTAGCTCAGGAACTAGGAGCACACAGCTTCTCGCTGATGTTACAAAATCAGCCAAATGCCATGAAGGCGCTCCACCCATCCATAACCGATAAGTTTTTATCAGCGGGTGAAAAGGTACTTTCTCTGTTCGGGGCAGTAGACCCAATTACAGGTAATCCACTAAGCAAAAGTGCTGCCCCAATAGTGAAGAGGGATAGAACCCTAGCTAACCTTTACTCAAACTACCTCAACCAGCTTGATAAGCAAAAGGTTGATCGGGCTGAAATGATTCAAAGCAAAATCAGGATTCCCCGAAACAAAACTCCTGACCAAGCATTTACTGAATCTTACGGGGCTGATGGTATTACGATGGAGGAGTCTAAGATTTTTCTTCCAAGAGATAAGGCAGCTAAGCAAGGGCTGATGGACGAATTAAATCTTAGAGAGTCATCCACTAGCCCTGATATGGATGCTGACTTACAGCTACAATCCACAATGGCTGATAACGAACTAAAGCTTGCTCGTAGGGATCGCAACAAAGCGAAGAAGGATGCATCTGAAAATCCTGATGATCCGGTAAAGCAAGCTGAGTCTAGGCAAGCTGAGCGAAAGTTTAATGAAGCTAAAGACAAAGCCGATAGTGCTAAGAGCGATCTTCGTAAATCGGGTAGGGGGATGGTTGCCGAAAGGGGTAGATTAGTGGGTAAGGAGATACCTGATAACATCTACAACCTTATCACCGATAATGGTCGAAAAGACCCAAAGGGCAGAGTCCGTGCGGAGCTTCAAAAGATAGCGACAGCAATTAATTCTGTGAGGCAAATGGCAGCCTTTTATCGTTCAAGTAAGCCATCCATTTATGGGCATACTGATGTGGAGGAGCGGTTTTTTACCCCTCTAGCGTTTGAGGTAAATAAAATCAAAAGCGGTAGCCCACAAATCCAGCTACAAGTCATTGATGAGAAGTATCTGAGGATGAACTTGGATGCTTTAGTTCGTGAGGGCTTGGTAACTGACCCCGATGGATTGATGGAACAAGCAAGGCTGGTTGCTCAACAAGCGAGGAATGACCCACAGGGTAGAATCAATCCACTTGGGCAAAGTGAGAACGAGTTAATCACCGCACTTTTTGGACTGCGGGAGTCGGGCCAAAAGATGAAAGACCCAAAACTCCAGCGGTTCATGGATACCCGAAAGAACAATCATGCGATCCGTAGCTTCGATTTATTTCGAGCTGCCGGAATGGTTGAGACGGGTAGAGACGGCATCTCTTTCGATTGGTGGAATGTTAAGAACAATTACTCACCTCCATCAAAAGCGATTCTTCAGCCAAGAGGGGTAGAGACAGGATTTTCGACCGAAAATATTACTGCTCCTAAGTTTTTAGATAAGGTACTAGGTGATCTTTCGGTTGATGTGCAAAGAGCAAAGTATGATGTTCCCAATATTAACTTAACGGAGCACTTCGGAAAAAACGCATTGATAACCATGAGTGATCGTACCCCAGCTGGTCATGTTATACATGGAATCAAGGGGGTTGAGTTTAAGAAGCCTTTAAGGCTGGGCGGTGGTAGAGATTATATGTTCGACCAAGCGTCACCTGATGCAGTTTGGGCGAATGAACAGAATGCCATGACGTCCATGCTTAACCGCAAGCGGGACCTGGGCAATGAAGATATGCTGGTTATTCCAATGGAGATGGCACCAACCTCAGTAGACTTTCCAACAATGGCTCCAGCATTACATATGAGATATTCTCAAGTAGCCATGAGCAAAAAGGATAAGAGGTATGTAAATAGCCTAGTCCGTAATGGGGGGAAGGGGCATCTAGCTAAAGATCAGGATCAAGTCAAAGTCCCTGACTTTGACATTGATATAGAGGATATTGATGGCTACTTGGGCAAGCTAACGGGTCCACAGAGGAAAACCATTAATAATGTATTTGATATGGTAAACCGACCCAGCCCTAAGCAAAAAGATGCAGGGGTAAGGCAAGTCGATGGTGCTTTGCATAATATGGAGATGAGGGCTGCAATCTCTGACCCTGAAATGTTTAATCAGCAAAGCTTAATGCAGACGACCAATGTAGGGCTGATCACAGGCGGGCAAGTTCCTTCAAACCATGATACTTACAATGCTGCGATGCAAGGGGTAGGTCTTGGGCGATTATTAATACCGAGAGCAAGGCAAGCTTCAGCTCAGGACTTTCTGCCGGAAGTGTTTAGAAAGTCTACTCCTGAGAGGATTGATTCTACCGATGCTTACACCGCTAGAATGGGAGTAAGGACTGCTAGAATTGATGAAGATTTACTGTCTCGATTAGGGTATTGATCACACTATCCCTAACAACAGGGTCTTCATCTTCCATACGCTCAAGCAAGTCAGAGTAACCTTCGCTTTGGTACTGGATTTTGTTGTTGTAACAAAATTCTAACCACACCCCGATTTGATCGTTTTGGTCGTCTGAAATATTGCTCTCTGACATACCTAAAAAGTAACGCAGATTGAGTCGTACGCCAAACTATTTTTGGGTTATTTACGACTCCTTGATGTTCAACTTTTCAAGCAATTCTTCAGAGGGTCTATCAGCACTTAAGTTATCAAAGAAGATGTTAATGGAGTTAAGAATTGCTGGTTTGTCTTCAGCCGATTTTGTTAACTCGTCTTTTAAACTTCTGACCCTACTTTCGGGGTTCTTGTATTCAGCGATAATATCATTGATGCTGCATTCATAAGCCTCACTGTATCCTGACCTTAGTAGAAGCACTGATGATTGTAATTGAGGCAATTCCATGAGTTTCTCCGACAAGCAATGCCTATCACCATAGCTTGTTGTATGACTAGGTCTGCCGTGTATATCTGCGTCCGTTGTATCGCTCAAGGTATCGAACAAGCTAAAGCTTTCGTCACTATCACCATCACTCAAATCTTTGTCGCCTGAGGTGAACCCGACATTAAATCGAAGCACTATTTCAACAAGCTCAGGAGATATATACATAGCACGGGCAACTTCCCTAATAGTTGGATCAACACCATTCTCTTCTCGTAGTTGCAATGCACAGGTTACCACCTTGGATAAAGACTCTAATAAGTAAGGTGCTTGTTTAGAACATTGCTTAAACCTTGTACCTAAATGAAGCCAGATTTGCTTCCTGATCCCAAAATATATCCAGCTAGAGAATTTCTCCACAGGCTGATTGAAGTAGTTTGGTAGTGCTTGCATGAAGCCCAAAACACCAGCGGAGACTAATTCTGCTCTCAAGCCATCGGTTTCTGTAGGAGTTTCGTATCCGTCCCAAAATTTAAAAGCCACATTTTTGATAATACCCATGTGACTAATAATTAATTTCTCGCGTATGCGGTCTTGCATACGATTGATCTTTTTTGCTTCAACTACTGATGAGTTTGGGAGCTTGTTTTCAAGCTCCCTTAGCTCGACTAGTAATTGATGCGACTCTTCATGCGAGAGCATTTCGTAATTAGCATTATTTACAGTGTATAAGTTATCGGGTTCTTTAGTCATCGTTCTATATATTGGTTTCTTAAATTGTCTCCCCCAAATGCCACTAAGCAATTAGGGTTGTCGGGACGAAATTTTTCCCAACGATTCACAGCCTTCATTATTGAGCTGGGCTTATATCTAACACTTCCGCCCGGTATTTCTACACGGGGAATGAAGCCTCGCTTTTCCATGCGCTCTACAGTCTTGGCACTTACTCCAAGCATCTCCGCAACTTCTTTGCGGGTCATTAAACTTTCGTAGAGTTTATCCATTACGAAAGTAAACCACCTCTTGCTTTTTGCCTGTTTTGGAATTTCGACCAAGTGGAAACCTAACCATTTGAGCAGCTCTAAGAACAGCTCGATCACCGCCAAGAGTAACTACCATTTTGTGGAATTGCTCGATTCTATCTTTGGCGGCTCCATAGGAGTCAAACCAAGCGTGGAGTGACTTATTGCCTGACCATAGTACCATACGAAGAGGTAGTTCTTGAGCTAAACGTTCAATCAACCCAGCTTGACCATCCCAATCGTTTGGACGCTCATCTGTCTCGAAAACAATAAAGGATCGCTCCGCAACGTTTTCAGCCAATCTGCCTTTTTCCTTACCCTTAAACTTACATGGGCAGAGATATTGCATCTTTGCTAGATCGCTATTGATCCACTCTCGACACTCCATGATGTTGTCATGGAATATATCAGGCGAAAGATGGAGTAAATCTTGGTCGGCATAGAGCAATTTAAGTATTTCAGATGAATCCGTAGGTATAGAGTCAGATTTAGCCATCAAGGACTTGATTGACCCCTTAGCCGACCAAGCATCAATGGTATCTTGGTTACGCCTTACTCGATTGACCTTCTTACTTTTAAGTCCGGCAGAACTGTCTGATTTTTGAAATACCCAGCGAACTACATTCTCAATCTCTCCAGCTCGAACCTTTCTACGGGCCACGCTTTCTGAGGCTTTGAACATTAAGTCAGCACAGTCTTGTGGAGATACACCTTCCTCTTTGAGTAGTATGCAAATGCGGATCATTTGATCATGGTACCCAAGAGCTTCCTCATCCACCTTCTTCGAGAGAAGGTGGATGGAATCTTGGAATGATCTTTTAGGCTCTACCTTCATTGAAAAGACCTATGTCTTTTTTGAGCATCGCCATGAGATTGCGAATGCCTTGGTCATGTAACATTTGAGGGGCTGAGCGTTTACAACCAATCATTTCAGCAATTTCCTCATAAAGTAATTCATGATCATCCTCATGCTTAATGTGGCGAATGATCAAATTCACCTCATACAAGCGTTTAGTGTCCTTCTGATTTTTCTTAGTCTTTAATAGAGCATCTCTTTTGCGTTCGAAGTGTTCCACCATGAAAGCAAATATCTCAGGATCGGAATCTGCTAACAATCGGGCAGCAGCCATATATTCCTTTAAGCCCTTATTCATGTGACCAACCTCCAATCTGCACATCTGTAGAAACATAGGTGCTGGTTTCTTTACTTGAAGCCTCAGGAACCTTCTTAATGTTTGAATCTTCCTCTCCAGCCATTAATCCCACTGATGCCTCAGTAACGAGGGCATGAGATATTTGTGGATGCTTCAATAGTATCCTCTTGGTTGTCTCCGCTCCGGCAGCAAAAGCTTTATCCATTATGTCGGGAAGAAAGCTTCTGTCTTTAGTGCTGGTTACAATTTTGAGGTTTAACTCTATTACGCCATCATAATGGCACTCTTTTTTGTGTAGTATCTTATACATGATGTTTACTCCTTACTTACTTTGTTAATTGATTGTTCGCCTCGCTTTGGGTTGTCCCACATTTGGGCGATTGCGGTGTAGTAGTCATAGGCAAGTTCCTGATATTCATCACAGCTTGCTCTAATGTCTGAAATTGATTGTTGTCCCCCACGATATACCAATGGGGTGTGCTCTCTTCTGCTGTCGCATGGAGCTTGATTTGGTAACTCTTGCCTTCCGTAATCACTTCTATCATCTCCCTCTTGCATCTGTAGGTAGGGTCGGTCATCTAAGACTTAAGACCCCCTCAGGACTGAGTGTTACAATAGGCAACGATAACAAGCCCGTGCTACGCTCTCCATAGCCTCCATGCTCAGTGACTGAGGGGATCATCGTGTTTATATTAAAATATTCTATATTGTGCATAATAGTGCAAATTACCTTAAATTAGTTATCGAAAGTTATGTTAGTAGCGTAGTCGGAATTTGGATTATACTTATCCATAAAGCTCTTCACTTGGTTTTCCTTTTCAGATACCAAGCAGCCTTTAACACCACCTCGATCTTTCCAAAATTTGTAGTATCCATTTTCTATGGGGTGAACCACTTGACCGGGTTTACCATTGTAGCCGAACCTTGCTAATGAGTTTTCTTTAAATTGGGTCAATGGCGACTTATCACACATGGTAATCTCATGACTAGGATGGTAGTAATGCTTATTGTGACTTATAAAGTCATTATGGGCGTCCCAATCAGGGCAAATTTGGTTTACTTGATGTTTTAGTGAGGTGTATTTCATATAAGATAAACATATGGATTAAAGAGGAATAAGTCCAGAGATAGCCCTGTATCTAAGCGACTTTCAGACCATTGGGTACCACGGGGTACCATTAGGTACCATTCCTTTCTACTGACTTTTTCCTGTATTTTCTGATAAGTGCCTTGGCTCTCTTAATTTCAGCCTGAAAGTTAGCCCTTCTTTTGCGGTGATATTCAATCCTGTAGGAGCACATCCGGCTGTCTTGTTTAAGTAGATCGATACGGGTTTCCAGCTCCTCGATTTGGTCAGATTTGGATAAAGTTTTCATTGGTTTACGAGTTATAATAAAAGGAAATTTGAGAATTTCTACTCAGGTGCAGAACTTTTTTGCCAAAAGCCCTACATCTAGTAGTTGAAAGTAAATTTTGAATCGCTGTTACTAAAGATTCCATGTCAACACTTCCGAAATTACAATAGTTAGTTATGCACATAAATTAGCCTTTTACAAGTTCATAAATCGTTGAGGAACAAACAGATACAAAATGAAAAGAAGTGGAAAAAAGTGGTGTAAAATGATACATAGTGACAAAAAGTGATATAAAATGGGCAAGAATTTCGGCTACTTTTTGCCTTTTTTTCGCCCACTCAATGGATTTTCATCTAGCCACTTTTGCCAGCGACTTTGTAAATCAAGTGCTGATTGATAGCTGGATGATTTTGTAGGTAGGTCGGGCAAGCTAGTCTTACGGGATAGACGCACCCCAATGGGTGCGTCTCCCATAAACCTGTTCCATACTCTAAGCTCAAAGCCTTCCCCGTCTTTTACCACTATGATGGAACGATCAGCGTTAGCATTAGCTACACCTTTCATCCTTCAACCCTCGCCTCTACAATACCGGGTTGACCATATTTTCGAAACTTGGTCGCATCCAATTCTGACCTGACCTTTACTAGAGGTGCATCCAATTGAAATACAAAGCTTGGGGGCGACTTCATGTTACGAGTGGTAGACTCTGCGATCACACAGTCCTCAATCTCATGCTTGCTTAATGACATGAGAACATCGGGGTATCGACTGAATGCTCCTGAGCCAGCTCCACGATCAATTGAATCTTGAGAGTTGAGGTTACCCTTGCGGTAGTGATGGCTTAATCCAAGAGCTGCACCCGTTTGCACTGTCAATTTTTCCAATGCCGTCATTAAGCGGGTAACGCAGTGGGCATTGTTTTCATCAAACGAGTCGCCTCGATCAAGGACATAAAGTGGATCAACCACGATTAAATCCATCTTTGGTAAATCCATTAGACGGGCATTCAATACCTCGCAGATTGTTTCTAAATCATAGCAATGCTTTGCGAGTGACCATAGCCACAAACTGTCCGGCACTTGATCAAATCCACGGGCAAGCGATATACTAATCAATCGATCCATTGCTACATCACTTCGTAACTCCAGGTCCAAGATGAGCACATTGCTTTTTGTAGTGGTCTTGCCTAAGAAGGGTACACCAGCAGCAATACTAACCGCTGCATTTGCCCAAAAGTATGATTTACCCAACTTTGATGGTGCTGTGATCAAAATGTTATCACCACGCTGAAACATTCCATCCACTAGAAACTCCCTTGGCTTTAGATCGTACTTAGCTGGAAATTCCTTCCCATTAATAATTGGAGGTAAACCGCCCACTTGAGGTTCCGATGGTTTTTGCTCAGTCATGGTATCAGGTACAACACCTTTGCTGACATAATCGTGATACCTTCTAGATACACCATTGAGAACATCAGGGTCGGTGAAAAACTTTGTAAAATTGCTACTATCGTCAGTCATTAGTTTTTCCTTGGGTCGTACTTTTCACTTCTACGCCAAAGCTCAGCCGTCATCTTAAATGTTTCCCAGTGGTACTTCATTTTAGATGGTTCGTAGCTGACTACTTCAAAACGGGATTCGCCATTTTCATCAAACTCGTTGGTGGAGATGTAAGCATTAGCCCCCCAAACTTCCTCTCGTTCAATAGCGTCAGCACCAAAGTAAGCTGCCCCATATGCTGCACATTGCTCAGGCTGCCCACTATAGCTAACGATTTTTTTACCGGAAGTTTTACGACTTTTCCAATCGAGGATGAATTTTAAACCGCCCTTTGTTTTGGCAGCACAGTCAACTGTTCCGCCATAACCTTCTTCGGTATTCACTACGATTTTCTCAAGATCAAGAATCTCAAATTCTTTGGAGGTAAAATACTTGATCGCTGGAGATACATACTTGCGAAGATTTACATCCAAATCCTCAACTTTCTTGTCACCTTTCAAGACAGATTCCAAGGCATCGTGAATTTGTGTTCCAAGCTCAGCAGCTCCACCACCATTTTTCCAAGTATAAGCACGGATGCGTTTAACAAAGCTTTCAGCATCCTCCCCTTCACGGGGAGGATACTTGAATGCTGCTTTGAGGTGCTCACCAATTAACCATCTTTCAAGGGCTGGCTTGGCTAATACCTTTTGATGTTCCGTAACAGAGAAGAATAAACCTTCCTTCTTAGCTTGGGCTGGAGTTAGGTGGAAGTGTGGCTTGCCGTCCTTACCATACACATGGGCCACTTCAAGCTACCTCCGTGCTGAAGGGTGAAGGCTCATTAATGGGGGTACGACGCCCGCCCGGTATTTCTACCGCTTCCAACTTTGGTGCCTTATCAGCCAACTCCTCCATGAGGGGAGCTACCGAAGCAATGTAATTGTAAGGTGTGCCTTTTTTGCTGACCTTACTTGATACAGTTACTTGGCAGGTTTGACCAATCTCATCACAATAGTCGTAGTCTCCATCGAAGACAGGGGCTTCGCCCTTCATATCTCTTAGAAACTTGAAGAGTGCTGAGCGCTCGCTGGCACTTACAGTCATCTCCCAACTTTGTACGAGGTGAGTCTCACCTTTGGCATTGTAGGCAATACAGAACCTAGTGACATTCTTTCTCTCCATGACGCCGGGTTCGCCATACTTGGGAACCTCCACATCTACAGAGTCTAGAACATCTACTAACCTTGCTGGATAAGCTCCGGTTGGCCCGTTCTTGTCGATTGCGAAACTGCGGTCTGAACCGCCACTTATTGTATTTTGTGCTACTTTCATTTTATCTATCTATGATTTAGGATTTATTACTATGGGTGAAAAAATAGTGAGCCATGAGTAGGGCATCACAGGTACGAAGAGTTGGTTTAGGTAATAGGGTGGGGTACAACCTACAGGCGTGATCCTTGAGTGCTCTTTTGCGGGGTGCTCCTTGTAAGCCTTTCAAGCCTGTAAACTTGGATTGCCATCTTTTAGGGCTAACAAATTCAACAGGTATAGACTTAGCTCGGAATAATCCCTCAAGCTGACCGCAGTTTCTGCCTAACTTAAAAGTGGTATAGCTGGGTATGTTTTTACCAGCATAGGGTGGAACATCTTCTATGATTGCTCGAAGGAATCCCTTATGGATTCCTTCTAGCTCTGTAACGTGTTCCAATAGATCGCTAAAGGTATCTAAATTGTGAAGGGTGATTGCTCTTAAGCCTCCAAAGCAAAGTGCGTATCCGCCACTAGCTCCGGGGTCTACCGCAAAGGTAATTACCTGATTATCGTCTTTCATGCTCTTGCTAGTGCGACCGATCAATCAGGTCGTTCAGAATAAAAAAATAAAAATATTCCGACCCTGTTTAATACAGTGATTAAGTGATTAGTATTATCGTTCATTACCCAATCATGTGGGTACTAATGAACTAATCGTTCAGAATAATTTTTACTTTTCTTTTAGCGCGTTACAAAATCGGATAGTGGATAAGCCAAACAGGATAGTTAAAGCGAATGGCGGGAAGAAAAAACCCGTGAAACCTAAGCGGAAGAAGGGGTTTGTATATTATGGCGGTTATGAAGATCGACACGCTTGGGAGCCTTATGGGGATCGAACTTCTGAAGGCTGGCTGGATTGGGAAGAAAGAGGCTGGGGTTGGGTAATGGACCTAAATAAATACCTCTTAGCCTTTAGGTTTTGTGAGGGTGCAGAGAAATACGAAAATAGCGAAAATCGAGATGTAGTAATTTTTAAAACACGTTTTTTTGAGTCCGATCATTACAAGACTCTTTGCAGTTGGTTGGATAAGTTTTACGATATTGCAAAATCAGCTAAAGAAGCGGGGTTGTTTAATGACTCATCAGGCAAACTAATTACAAAGCCGATAGATTGGAAAGTAAGCAATGATGACACTCAAAATTATGCCAACATAGTTGGAATGCTTTCTAGTTTAAGAATGTTTGCTGCAAGCCACACATTCTTGGTTCTAAAATTCAGTGATCTGTATAATGAACACATTGCTGGACTTGATATGAGAAAGCTATGGGTCTGTCAGAAATTTAGATTTGGAGAAGATGTACCAATAAAGGATGCTCAAAAGGCACTCGATTGGTTCTACAAGCATGAGTCTTACTATCTTGAGTTGATCAAGAACCTTGATTGGTTGGTTGATGAAATTGGAATTGCTTCAGCAAATGCCACAGCATTTGGATATGGAAATAAAGACAGAATCCCTGAGGATGCCCCGTGGGATATTGATGAGCGAGAATATCAAATTCAAAAATTCAGGGACTATGTAGACCAAGATAAAACAATCCCTTATTACACAAGTAACTACTATAAAAATGGAGTAGTAAGAGTGTTTTCTATTGCACTAGCATCATACCTTGATGGTAAGGCAGCACACCCTCTATATGCTAGGACAAATGTATTGGGAGGTAGTAGGGATGTAGAGTTAGAGGTTCAGGAGTTGATTACCAAAATTCTTCCTGAAGCTAAAAGGCTTTTGAAAAATGTACACATATCAAAGTGGAAGGATATGCTTGAATTTTGCCGTGAAGGTTTTGACTCAGTTTCCTACAAAGGTCATCTAAAGAACTTTAATGACTTTGATGCACTAGAATCTACTGTAGAGTGGGTAGAGGATCGCATTTACTCGATAGGCTTTTGGGAAGGTGTTTATGACGAAACTTTTGATCATCAAACTAGAGCCAAGTTTGGTGATTTTTTGGAGCTTATAGAGAGGATCAAATCTTGGGCGATTTTTGAAAATGAGGGCGCACTTGCTCAGCTTCAAGGTATGTATTTTAGGATTAAGGAGAAAAAAGCTATGGCACCCATAGCCACACCAAATGATGAAATGGTGGAATTACCCAAAAAGGTCAGAAATGACCTTATGCACATTGGAGCTGGTAAAGTGATAGAACGAACCGCTAAAGCAAAGCTGTGGGGACAAGATGACCAGTCATTGCTAGAGCGACTGACCAACCTAATTGAAACAGTTTCCGACACATATGCTGGATGCTCATTGGGTGATGTAATGGTTGTATGGGTAGGGGATTACCAAAGAAGGTCAGGTCGAGCTAAAATGTCACCACCTTCTGCAGATAAACTTCGTAATGTAATGACTCGAAAAGAGGAGTCACCCTACGCTAAAATCACAAACAGTTGGGGTCGCCAAACACTCTTGCATCCGACATGGCAAAGCTTTGTAAAAATTTGGCCCACTAGTGCAATCAAGACCCTAAATGCACAAGTGAAAGAAGAGGGTGCATCAGGAGCCGGAAAGAAGGTTCAATACTTCCAACATCATGGTCAGGTAGCATTTTATGCTAAGTCAAAACAGGTCGCAGAATTTCTAATCAACCATTTCGGTAACGAACATATGCAGACCATTGTTGAGAACCGAGAGACTCGACTAGCTGCAAAATCTGCACAAAAAAAGAGCGCCTCCTGAGAGGTGCTCTTTTGTAGAAATATAATAAAAGCTTTAGCCCCGTTTTTGGCGGGGATTTTTTTTAGCTACTTTTTCCTTCGTTGACACGTTTTTGACACAAACCTGTCTATATTTGTCTATTGGTGTATTTGTATGATTTACAAGAATGTAGTGTTTAAGCGGCATTCCGCTTGGTCACTGCTCCAAAGTCGAAGATTTTCAGTCCTCTGCTCTACCGACTGAGCTATTTCGCCTAAAGTCTTGTCCTAGAAGGACTTAACAACCTCCAAAAAACTTTCTGTTTGACGCTCTTAATTCCGTTGTCACAATTCTGTGTCAATGACTTGCGATCATAATGACAACCACCAAATTCGGAGGAACTTGAAATGAAACATGACTGGAATCGAGAATACATCAAAGTAGAAAAAAGTAATACCACAGGTAAGTGGCATGTCGATGGAGTTTTGCCACATAGAGATAAAAACGGCAAGCGTAAACGTGCTAGAAAAAGGTTCACAACTAAGGAACAAGCCGACCGCTGGGCTGAAGAGCAAAGAGATAAAGGCGAGCAATATCTTCTTAGCGGTGCTATCCGCAAAACAAGACTATCTGATCTTGAGGAAGTGGATGCTATTAATGCAATAAACCTTCTAGCTGCAAAGTTTGGTGCTAATACCAAAACTCTTACCGATGCTGCCATTTTCTACATGACTCAATTTGAGTCGGTTAACAAAAATACCTTGGTATCAGATGCCATAAAAATGTACCTCGCTAATCCAAAGTTGGTCAGGACAAGCAAAGACCATCAGTTCCAATTTAAAAGAAGGCTGACTCGCTTCGAAATTTATATCGATGACAATGCGACCCTCGATGACATTGAAAGCCAATACATGGAAGATTGGATTTACGATGAAATGAAGGATGTGAATGACACAGAGCGTCGTAATGAATACGCCTGTCTTCATGCCTTCTTTAATTGGTGCTTCAAGAAAGAGCTTTGCTTTAAAAACCCTCTCACAAAAGTCGATAAGCCTAATGCTGAGGATAGGGTACCTGAGGCTCTTAATATTCCTGAGGTAGAAACTCTTCTTAGTTGGGCTGAGCAGATTGATGCCGGATCGATGGTTCCGTTCTTTGCCCTTGGAATATTTGCAGCGATCCGCCCTGAAGAGATTAACCGCTTGCATTGGGAAGACTTTAATTGGGACGAGAATATCGTCACAATTGACGGCAAGGGCGCTAAACGCCGTTCTATCGATTTACCCGATACCTGTGTTGAGTGGGTTAAGCCTTACGCCCTGAAGCAAGGTTCTGTATCTCCAACCAATGTCCGTAAACTCTATGACTTTATCAGAGCTTTATCCGGCTACCGCATCAGTAAGCGATCCCTCTATGGCTTGGACAAGGAAGGCTTTGATGACTTGGTAGCAGATAGCGGTAATGAATCACGCCCAAGGTGGATTAACGATGCAATGAGGCACACGGGCATTACCTACTATCAAAAGCTTAAGCAAAATGTAGGTCAGGTAGCAGATTGGGCTGGTAACTCAGTCAATGTGATCCACTCACACTATAGAGCTGTCAAAGGAGTGACCGACAAGACCAACAAACAGTTTTGGGCGATCAAGCCAACGCAGTAGCCTCACGTGTGCGCGCGTTAATAGCTGTTATAGCTATGTAGCTGTTACCGCTTAACAGCTTATAAGAATCTCTATCCTTAGATAGAGATTCTTTGTTTAGGGGTTACTTACGAAATAACTTTAAGACTAGGTTTAAAACCAATCCAAATATACAACCTAGCATGTATGCCGCCATAAGCATTCCAAATGTAAAACCAATACCTCTTTGCCAATTTTGGCTAATAACGCCTGACCACTTTGGGAAAAGCCAAATCATACAAACTATTGCCGTAGGAATAGCAACTAGATGCATTCTCTTAAAATTACTCATACACCCACTTATGCTGAAACTTCGCTTTCCTTGGCAAGACCTTAGTCTTCACCTTGTGTGGGCGAGCTTTGGTAAACAGAACCTTTCGCCTAATCTTCCACTTCGGCTTCAACGGCACCTCGCTTCATCTGTTCAAGCTGTGCCTTCACATCATCTATCGTAAGGGTAGCCTTATGCTCGATTACAGCCGTAGCTTGGCCCAGGTCGTTCTTCTCTTTATCCCTAAGGATACCAAAGGTGATAGGCAGCACTCCCGCTGGAATCTCATCACGATCCAGCTTTTCAATGATCTTCATTAGGCAAGCTTGAGAAGCGTAGCTGGTTAATCCAGCGGTCAAAGCTTGGACGGCTTCCACGCTCTTATTCTCTCGCTTAGCGATGGCAGCGATTGTCTCCGGGCTGACTCTCTCGCTCTTAGCGATCCTACTCATTGGCTTGCCTTCACCTAAGCCCTGAACGATCCGACCATACTTCTCAGGATCAGTCTCTGCGAGCTTTTGGCCCGTGTAGAGTGAAGGACAAGTCTCTTCAGGGTTTGTCACGGCTGGCATATTGTCAGGTATGATGTTAATCCGCTTCTTCTTTGTGGGCATCTTGATCCTCCTTTTCTGCTATCTCAATATTCCATGAGGAATCTAAGCAAAAGCAGTTGTCTACCGCACAGGGATGAAACCCAGCACCAACTAGTAATCCCCTTATTCCTTCGATCACCACAGATAAATCTTCTGCATCGTGATCCTCCCATGAAAGCTCTGTCGAGTAGTGACTTAAAATTATCCTCATAGCTTGTCCGGCAGTTACAGAATTAAGCCTTTTGGAGCGAAGGTGACTCTTGGGTCACCTGAGCGACTAACTCATCGAAATGTGTAGTAGCGGTGACAAGACTTGTGGGCATATAGAACCAGCCATATTTACCGAACTTACTCTTACGAGGTAAGTCCTCTCTCGCTGGCAACACAGTACCGCTTGGAAGAGTCTCCTCCTTCTCCCTTTGAATCTTGGCTACGATGTATCCTTGTATCTTGGACCTGGATGTAGCTCCAAGGTACTTGGCTTCGTAGATAGCTATGTCAGCTATTCGCTTCATCTGTTTGAGGCTGAAGCCATGGCGTTCGAATCGTTTTGGTAGTTTTCTGATTTTGGTACTCATAAAAGGTGCAAGTGTTAGAAATGTTTTCACTAATTGTCCGTAGCGTGGTCCAAGCCGTTCAGAATAAATAAACGCTAAGACTTTCTGTCCTTGTTTTATACGGCTAAACCTCAGTATTTAAGCGGTTCTAGCCTTAAAGTGACCAATATTGACGCAAAAATGCGTCAATATTAGCGAAGAAAAGGGGGGAGGGGGTCGGGGGGATAGCCTCCTTGAAAACCCCGACCAGTTCAGCCAAACAAAAAATTTTCGCCAATCCCGAAAAAAGATTCTGAACGGGTTTCTGCTCAAAGCTCACTACCCAAAACATGAGCATAGCTTGGACTCCACATCCCATCCTAGAAATTCCCTCAGAGGAAGATCAGGTCAACATGGGTGCAGAGAGGTTGCTTGAATATTGGCAACATCGTGAAGCTGCAATCGAGCGAGAGCGAGAAGACCCTTACCGCTATGGAACAGAGCTACCACATTGGAAGCTTCTAGATGAGCAACTTGATGATTTTGCCGAAGTTCTCTTACTTGGAGGCAACCGCAGTTCCAAGACAGAAGTTTGTGCGAAAAGAGTAGTGCGATCCTTGGTGATGAACCCCGGCACTAATATTTGGTGCTTCACTACTAGTGCTCAAAACTCGATTGCTCACCAACAGGCAGCCATTTACCGCTACCTTCCTCCCGAATACAAAAAGCTAGGTCACAGCCGTGTTCATTCGGTACGATATAGCATCAAGAACGGCTTCACTAATTCAGCCTTTGTTCTTCCAAATCGTAGCACCTGTACCTTTCGTAACTTCCAACAAGATGTTGGAACTGTTGAGGGTGGAGAGTGTGGGCTGATACAAGACCCAGCAGAAGGCTCGCACTCTATAGGTTGCTGGCTGGATGAGGAATTTAATCTCAATTGGTTAACCACTCTTCGCTACCGCTGTTTAACCCGTGCTGATTCCCGTGGAATACCAGCACGAATCTTGATGAGTTTTACAACAGTAAGTGGATGGACAAATGTTGTCTCCCAATACCTCACAGGAGCTAGAACCTTAATCGAAAAGGAAGCTGAGTTACTCGATGGCGAGAAAGTACCTGTTTTACAGCAATCTGTAAGGGCAAGTGCACGGGTGCTTTATTTTCACACCCAAGACAACCCTTACAACTCTTGGAAGGCTACACGCAACCAGCTCAAAGGTGCTACTAGAGACGAGATAAAGTGCCGTGCTTACGGGCTACCCGTAAAGCCAGCCAATACAGTTTTCCCTAACCTTGATGACAAAGTGGTCATGAAGCATGACGAGATTCCTGTGCTAAAAGACCCAACCAAGAATCCAGCTCAATGGGTATTATCTATTGATCCGGCTGGAGCGAAACCTTGGTTTATACTGCTCATAGGAGTCACAGCTAATGGGGTTCATTATGTTGTGGATGAGTGGCCCGACCCAGCCTTTGGGACCTGGGCTGACATGGAAAAAGGCACCCAAGGTAGACCCGGTGAGGCTGCCCAACCTAATGGGTATGGCATACACGATTATGCCGAAGTGATCCGTGAGATGATCAAGGGTAAGGAGAATGTCGAAATAATCATCGACCCTAGATTAGGTGCTGCCAGCTATCAAAAGTCTGAAGGAACATCCAATATCATTTCTGATCTTATGGATGAAGGCATCCATGCATATCCAGCAGAAGGATTGCCCATCGATGATGGTCTACAAGCGATCAACTCTTTACTCAGCTATGATAAATCGAAACCCATAGGTTTCGATAATCATTCAAAGCTCATTTTCAGTGATAAGTGCCAAAATACGATTCACTGCTGTTCCAATTATCAGGTCGAGCATGGACCCAAAGCTGTAACTAAAGACCCTGTTGACTGTCTGAGAATGGCAGCCATTGGAAACTACAAATATTATGAGGATCACGAATTAGCATCCTCAGGAAC